AAGCAACCGGGCCATGCAATGTGGTTGCTGTGGTTCCTTGCCCAACCGCAACAGTGTTGAATGATGAGAACGCGGACTTTTGGTTATTGAATCCATCGTTAGACCCATACCCGAACGTCGTCGCACCTGTAGGAATGTCAGGCCCTAACACATTTGGATATGAGCCATGTGGATCCGCAAATCCATTGCCACGCTCTCCCGGAAATGAGGATGCAGAAGCAAGTGAACCTAGGATGACAGGATCTTGCAGTTCAATACCATCACGGAAGAAACCAAATACCCACGAGCCTGGCATCAACCCGGTCGAGCTTTGTCCAATACCTGAGATGGACGGCGACGTTACCGGGAGAACACATGTCGACCATGGAAGATCCTGTGTTGGAATATCAGCCATCGACGGGCTGTGGTAATTAAAACAGCGAACCCTAACACGACCTAATTGCATAGGGTCGGCTATGTCCTCAACAACACCAGTGAACCAATTTGTAATGTTCATGCGTCCTTAATGATCTTCACTTTTGATGTGTATACGCCATTCGTGAATGAATGCGCAACGACTGCGACTATGTAATCACCTGACATTGACCTATCAAGTTCATCGCCGGATGCGCCTGCATAGTCGCCTTGATTAACCGACTTAGGAATCTCGATTGTAATGCGGCGGCCGGGGTTAAGATCGAAATCACCGTACACAACGATCTGATGAGAGATCGCTTCGAAGTTTGCATAGTATGACTTTGCTTTCGAGATGTTATCTTGAACAGGACCTGACGTGCTGTTAGGATTGCCTTGATAGTTCGTTCCTGCGTTAGTAGACACGTTCGAAATACTTGCGGACGTGAACTCGTTGAATGACTTTGGACCGCCTCCTTTCGTAGGAGATAGCATATTTTTGAATGACGAGAATAGATTCTTGTCAGGATTGAGACGAGCCGTTTTATTGTCTTTCGTAACATCGAAGATACGCTCAGCATACGACTTGGTGGCGAGATCAGTAACATTTGTTCTTGAAGCAAAGCCGCCATTCACCGCTTGATTAAGCTTGTCCATCTTGATGTTCGACTTCATGTCGAGGATGCGTAACGCGTTTTCGTTATATGCATCAACTGACTTCGACGCGTTCGCGATGAACTGCCGATACTCATACTTGCGGTACGACTTGTTACTCTTGGACCAGAGGTCGGACAACGGCGTAATTAGAACGTCAGGTTCGGAAATCGACGAGTACACGAAGAACGGTGAACCCGTTACATCAAACGATTTTGATCGCAACCATTCGATTGCCTTCAAAGGTGTTTGGATCGTGATGATACCGTCAAAACTAGAAACACACAACCCAGTTCGTTTCGCTTTGACTCCTAAGTCATTCTTCAGGATTGACTCGATGTTAGCGATAGGATTGCCCTTAGTTGACCGCGAGATACGTTGCAACATCGACGAATAACCAAACTTCGAGACAGCGACTATGTTATACTCCTGAACGTTTGGTTCGGCTGCGCTCTTTTGATAGTTAGGGTACTCCTTGACGTTCAACGACAGCTTAACTCTTTTGAGTTTGCTACCTGCCGTGATGTGTTGTAACTCGACATTGATTACCTCTTCGCCGCTTAACATGAAATCCTCGAAGAAGTTCAGCGTATCGCGCACGCGTAAATTCATTACAAGGATAGGCGAGAACAGTTCTTCCGTCAACGTGAAAGACGTGACTATCGGGAATATGTCGAACACCTTTCCGTTCTGGTTTACACACTCAAGACGCATCACTTCAAACGATGAAGGCACGTCAGCCTTATCATTAGGAGATCCACCCTTGGGCGTGTTAGGATTTGGAACTGGATTTGTTGCCATGTTATCCGTTCAGGATTTTGAAGTATTCGGAAATAAAGTCGGCGATTCGGTCACGACGAATAACACGAATCTTCGTCTTACGCTCGTTGATGATTGACTCCTTGGCGTGATATGAAATGTATTTGGGCGTGACGATGTCAGGATTAGTAATGACGTCATATGCAGATACTGTCACGGGCCCTTGGTCTGTGTCTTCATAATATTCAGCAGGCGCTTTACGATATGAATCCCATGCCATGTTACGCATCTTTTTTTCGACGAAATCATATTGTTGCATAGGAACGTACTGTTTACCAAACGCGTAATCAGATTCTTCCTTTGCGATTGCTGCATTAATTTCAGCCTGTGATCCTGACGTGCTAAAGCGAGAAGGATCTATAATTGCAGACTCATCAAACTCAGCATACACAGCAATAGTTTTGTTGATGAAATCAACACGACCTGCATCACATGCATTCCATGAATCCGCTTCTGTTATTTCATCGAACGGATTTACCCATGAAAGGGTGAAGTAGGAGGACTCAAGGAATGTCTTGTTTGTTGGAGGCACACCCGACCCATCAACATTTTCAATCGTGTTCACGACTAACTGAAGTAACGCATTGTCGTATTTGAGGATCTTTGCGTGTATCGCTTTATTTTGAGAAACAAGTCGAAGATATGGAATGTAATCTTCCCAAAGGTGAATTAGCTGAACAAGACCGCTTTTATTAAGACCGTTGATATCAGTAGTGTTCTGCGGCTTGAATGTAATCGCGGAGTGTGGATCATACTCATCAACCATCATCCGCTCAAGTTGATTTGAGGATATGGGCCATGCGTTATTGATACCTGCACGTAAATCATTATTGATGATGAAGAAGGTCCAGTAGTAATTCGGGTTATCATATAAACGATAAGAAACGGTATCAGGCCGTTCGCCGTCTTGGATCTCGTGATACGTATAGTAGGTAGCGTTATTCGCATACACGTCATTCACGTCAACATTCTTGACGATGTTGGTAAGCTCGAGGAGTGAACCACGGCCATCCATGTTATAGTCAATGGTCGGAAATTTTGCGAAGAAGTTAGTAGCCATTGTTAGAATACGCTAGGATCGTTTTGTCTATTTGCTTTTGCAACTCTTTCATCTTCGGCGGCAGCCGCCGCTTTGTCAGCTTTAGCAGCTGACTCCTTGATCTTATCTGTTAATAGGAACGCGCGTTTGAAGTCGCCTTGTTTGAATGGGCGTTCCTTCAATGATTGAATGTCCGCGAGTGTTAAGGCACGAGATTCAATGAAGGTTAGTTGTATGTCAACCTCAACCGGAGAACCGTCCTCATGAAACATGTTCATCCCATCATTGTATGATGTTTGTAAGTTCGTCAAATAGGATTCAAAGATCTTCGGGATGTGTTTAATGTCAGTACCATTCTTCTTGAAGTTGATGTACCATGTTGGCGGATACTGCAATTGCAATGAATTGCCTTCAGGATAAAGACCTTCGCGGAATATGTCGATCATGTTTCGAATGATTACCGACTCTTCATTAGATACCGCGATAAGCTTAAATTGAAACGAGAATTGCCGTGTCGAGATTCCAGTGAACTCAGTGACGATGTTCTTGTTGAGAGTTGTTCCTGTTGCTACACCAACAGCTGCCCGATTCTCGCCCCCCAAGGTTTTAGAACCGAGAAGCCCGACGAGTGACCGCATGTTCTGTGGGACTGAATTACGGCCTTGTGTTAAGACATTCGAGAATGCGTCTGAAACGCTTTCAGACTTACCTGCATTTAGAATAGCGGCTCCACCAAAGCCTAGTTCTGAGTTATTGTATGCAGCCGAATCGCTGAACTGTAATGACTGAGGAATTGGAAGGACGATGTAATCTGCATTCCGTGCCTTAGTCTTCTTTGACTTAAACATAACAACAGGACGATCCTTTGCGTTGTTTGCGATTGAGGTAGGGAAGATGATCATGAGACGGGGATAAATACTTAAATCTATTTATATGCAGTTTAAGCACACACACCACTATGAAATTCTATCGCGGCAAGTTCCGTCCTGCTAACCCAGGCAAGTATGAAGGTGATTTCAAAAACATCGTCTATCGTTCAATGTGGGAGAGACAAGTCTTCCTATGGTGCGACCGAGAAACATCAGTGGTTGGCTGGTCATCTGAAGAGGTGATCATTCCATACCGATGTGCAACCGATAACAAGATGCACAGGTATTTCATGGACCTGAAGATCAAGTTCAAGAACGGCGACGTCTACCTCATCGAGATCAAACCCAAGAGCCAGACACAGGAGCCTAAGAAGCGGTCAAGAACAACGCAGAAGTACATCAACGAGGTGATGACATATGCAAAGAATCAGTCAAAATGGAACGCGGCTGCATCTCTATGCGAGCAACGAGGATGGCATTTCGAGGTTTGGACTGAGGATACGTTAAAGAAACTTGGTATCAAGCTGCTCACTTGACCTATAAATATAGTTGATGAAATCAGTTGCTAACACTTACTTTACTCGCATCGCGGCAAAGGCCGAGAAGGCAGGTATTAGGAAGAACACCGAGGAATCTCACAAGTGGTTCATCGACAATTTAAAGAACATCCGTAACATTTCACGTAAAGCATTGTTGAATGACAACGTGCTGACGACGAGGTCAAAACCATTGATCGGCCGTATGTTCATGTACTTCTATGATCCTAAGTACAAAGAAACACTCCCATACTATGACCAGTTTCCGCTAATCATAATGGTTGAACCTGCAAAGAATGGTTTCTATGGTCTTAACCTTCACTACCTTCCACCTCGTGTTAGGGCAGTGTTCTTTGACCGCCTTCTTGAGTATGCAAACAACAAGAAGCTGAATCCAAAGACTCGTCTAATGCTTACGTATGAGATGCTGTCGAGCACGCGTAAGTTGCGTGCATTCCAACCATGTTACAAGCGGTACTTGTTTGATCACATTGCATCAAAGGTAGTTGAAGTTCCGCCAACGGCATGGGAAGCGGCTCTATTCTTACCAACCGATTCGTTCGTATATGCTGACCGCCGCAAGATCTGGCGCGACTCACTTCCATTCCAAAAGTAATGACAAACCTCGACGCATTCAAGGCCGCAATGGCAAGACGCGGTGGCATATCAAAGGCCAACCGCTTCGACATGATTTGCACGCTACCGCCTAGCATCACAAGTGATGACCGAGGCCGTGACCTAACACTCATGTGTGAGTCCGCGCAGTTGCCTGGCAAGCAGATCACGTCAATTGAGTACTCGCTTTACGGTCATAACATCAAGGTTCCTACGGGATTCATTCAAGAAGACGTTACCCTTGTGTTTAACATCACGAACGATTACTACGCAAAACGAATCTTCGATGTCTGGCAAAACATTGTCGTCAACGGCACAACTTTCAATTTAGCGTATGATTCCGAATTCAAAGTTGACATTATGATTCGGCAGTTAAGCGACAATGATTCGGTTGTTTACACGACACACCTGCTAAGAGCATATCCTATCTCCGTTCAAGCAATGACACTTGACAATAACTCCGACTCACAAACTCAGAAGCTTACTGTCGTCATTGCATACGACGACTTCCGACAATTCTAATCACGATAAATTATAGTATGGCATTACCAACAATCGAATCACCAAAATACAGTGTCCGCCTTCCATCAACAGGCAAGACCATTGAATACCGCCCATTCCTAGTTAAGGAAGAGAAGGTCCTACTTATGGCGCAGGAATCAGGCTCGCCTCGTGAGATGGTCACGGCAATGAAGGACATCATCAAGGCCTGCACGTTCAACAAGGTTGACCCTAACGCCCTAACGTCATATGACCTGGAATTCATGTTCCTCAAGTTGCGTGCAAAGTCAGTTGGCGAAACATCGACGATCAAGATCAAATGCGATAAGTGCGAAGCGTTCACTCCTGTTGATGTCGACATCGACAACGTTACGCTCGACGTTCCTCAAGACAAGGTTAACATCATGCTGACCGACACCGTCGGAATCACGATGCGGCATATCCGTGTTAGAGACATGGGCAATCTGACCGACACAAAGGATCAGGGCGACCTAATCAATGACACCGTCATTGCTTCGATTGAATCAATCTTTGACGCAACGCAAGTGTATCCTACTGATACTGAAAAGAAGGAGGAACTCGTCAAGTTCGTCAACTCGCTCAACCGCGCGCAAATGAAGGAGATCGAAGCATACATCGCGAACACGCCCAAGGTATCGTGCGACGTTGCTTTCAAATGTTGT